CGAGGCCTGAAGGACGGCCATGCTGACACGTTTTTTATAACGGCTGCCGGATGTGACTTCCTGGAAGAGGAAAAGTCGTGAAAAATCCGCTAAAATAGTAGAAAGAAAGGTGAAAAGGAAAATGAAAAATAAAATATCTTTTGTCGCTGTCGGGCAGGCAGCCGGAAACATTGGAAGGCTGTTTGAACAGAAAGGGTATTCGGTTATTTACGTAAACACTTCACAGGAGGATCTTGATACGCTGGAAAAGGCAAAATTCAAATATCATATATCGCATGGCGAAGGGTGCAATAAAGACCGCAGGAAAGCGAAACAGCTTGTCATTGATGATTTTGACAATATAGCAGCTGAAATCGAATCAAAGGCAAAGGCGGAAATGCTCTTCGTGATATTTGCCAGCGGCGGGGGAACCGGATCTGGAGCCGGTCCCATGCTGGTTGATCTTTTGCTTGATGAGGGAAGAACCGTCGGGGTGATCACGATTATCCCGGCACCGGAGGAAAGTCCGAAATCGCATATCAATTCCTATGAGTGTTTTTCGGAACTGATGAAGATTTCCGGTTCCGGCGCCTGCTTTATTCTTGACAATGGGAATGGGGACAAGCTGGAACTGAATGCCGCTTTTGCGGATTCATTTGCCGCATTCCTGGATATTCCTGAGAAACATAAGAGCATAAAGGGAAACATTGACAAGGCAGAAATCATGGAGACACTGAAAGCACACGGTGCATCGGTTGTTATCCGCAGCCGCGGAAAGGAAAGCGCAGACGTGATCCAGGCAGTAAAGGAAAGTGCGCTGGCACCGCTGGAACCGGACAGGGCAGTCAAGTACATAACAGCTTCCCTTGCCGGAAATGTGCAGATGGCAGATCTGGAAAAAGCGTTCGGAATTCCGCTTGACAATTTCCAGACATTCAACGACAATGAAACAATATGCTGTATTTCCGGGCTGACATATCCGCAGGCACGGCTGGATGTGGTATATAACAAGGTTGCTGAAAACCGGGATCTGATCAAGAAAAACCTTGCGGCGGCCAGGGAAACAAGACTGAAAGAGGATGTCAATTTCCTGGACGATGTGGAGCCGGGAAAGAAAAAGGAAGAATTGAAAAAGCCGCAGTCAAAGCGCGACATAATGAGTAAATATTTATAGTTCAGGAGGAATGTAGACATGACAGAAATACAGTGGATCAAGCTTCGCATTGATATGTTTGATGATGAAAAGATTAAGCTCATCCAGGCAATGCCGGACGGAGATGCGCTCCTTGTGGTATGGATTCGTTTGATTGCGCTTGCAGGAAAGTGCAATGCGAACGGGCTTATACTGCTTGATGATGAGTTTCCGTATACGGATGAAATGCTTGCAATTATATTTAACAAACCGCTTCAGACTGTCAGGCTTGCCCTGAAGACCTTTGAACAGTTCCGGATGCTGGAATGCACGACAAAGGGAATCTATGTGACGAATTTTGAGAAGCACCAGAACGTTGACGGCATGAACCGGATACGGGAACAGGACAGGCTCAGGAAACAGCGGGAGCGGGAACGGAAAAGAGCCGCACTGCTGGAAGATTCCCTGTATTCTTCAGATGACTACGGAACAGAATCGGAGCTGGAAGAGGAATTTACAGAAAGGCAGAATCCTGTAGCCGGAGACGCAGATCCGGCACGGGAAACTGACGGCATGTCACGCAAAGTCCCGGAAATGTCACAAAAGGAAACAGGCATGTCACAGGATGCGGCAAGTATGTCATGCGGCATGTTACATGATGTCAAAAATATGTCACAGTGTGTCAAAAGTATGTCACATGATGTCAAAAGTGTGTCACAGGATGTCAAAAGTGTTCCAAATGGTATCAAAAGTGTGCTAAATGGCATGTCACAGGATGTCACAAACATGTCACGTGACATGTCACGTGACGTCACGCAACAGAATAAGAATAAGAATAAGAGTAAGAATATTAATATATATTCTAGCGAATATATATTGTCCGATTCGCCGTTTGAACCGGATTCGGATTCGCCGAAAGAACGGATCATGTATCAGCGGATCATGGATGATTATAACAATACATGCACGGATCTTCCGTCTATTCGTGCTGTCCCGGAGGAACGCAGGAGGAAGATCCGGATACTTATGAACGGCATGGACAAAGATAAAATTATGCCGGAAAAATCGGTCTATGAGCGGATGCATGTCATATTCCGGATGGCACGTGACAGCGACTTTCTTTCCGGCAGGAATAACCGATGGCATGGGTGTTCGTTTGACTGGCTTATTAACAAAACGAATGCCTTAAAAGTCCTGGAAGGCACGTATGCAAACAAAGGAGGCGCGGACAATGAAAGGAATGGAACAGGAAACGTTGACAGCGCAGGATGCAGGGAGGTTGAAGGAACAACGAATGAAGCTCTGGAGCGGTTCCGGAGAAATAGCGCAAAAGCACTGGTATAAATGCCGGAAATGCAGGGATTCCGGCTGGTATGAGGTGAAAGTGGAACAGGACGGGTATGCATTTTACCGTGAATGCGAGTGTGGAAAGCTGCAGCGTGAACGGCTTGCCGGCCGGCTGAAGTTTGCGACGATACCGAAAGAGTTTGAGGGGCAGACTGTGGAAAATTTTATGACAGACTGTTACTCCACGCCGCAGAACAGGGAGCTTGCGGAGCTGGCAAAGCACCTTGCTACGCAGTATGTCCGCCAGTTTTCGGAGATAAGGGAAACCGGGAAGGGGCTGTATTTCCATTCCGGCGTGAAAGGCTCCGGAAAGACGCGGCTTGCCGTGTCAATTGCCAATGACCTGATAACGCAGCAGATGATCAGCGCAAAGTTCGCGACAACGATCCAGATTCTTGACCAGATAAAGAGCACCTGGGGCGAAAAGTCCAGGGAAAGGGACAGAATGGAGCAGATGAACGAAAAAAAGCTGATTGATGATATTATATCTGTTCCCGTGCTGGTGATTGACGATATCGGTGTCGAACAGCCCAAAGACTGGGTGAATGAGCGTTTTTATAATATCATCAACGGACGCATGATTGAAAAGCGCATCACGATTTTTACCAGTAATTACCGGCTGGAGGAACTGAAGCTTGATGACAGGATCGTGAACCGGATTGAGAAAATGGCGTTGCCGATAGAATTTCCGGCGGAATCCGTGCGCAGCGCAATCGCCAAAAAGGAGAACATTGATCTTTTGGATCGACTGCTGGGCGCATGATGGATGACGGATGAAGCAGTATGACAATACAGAAAAGCTGTTTGCGCTGTCATCGGCCGGCATGATAAGGGCACGGAACCTTATGCCAGAGCATGAGATCCGGCGCAAACAGAGAAACATGGGGAGCCAAAAGGCTGAAATACGGAAGGTGAGGGAATGGATTTTGATAAATGCAGGGAAAAGTATTTCATCATCGTGGAGGGTGAGGAACGGGCGACAATTCGTGAATCGCTGGCAGCAGCGGAAAAGAAGCGGAAGGCGCTGGCAAAATACAGTAAGGGGAAGAAAATATTTATATTCAGGGCGACAGAAAGAAACTGAACTGATCGACGAGAAAATAAGGGCGGAGGCGGTAAATGTAAAAACAAATAACTGGCTGAAAATGCATGGTTATCCAATGCACAGAAAGGAAATGTGTGAGAGAAAAAAAGGAGGAACAAAAGTTGGCGGAAGCATTATATAGCACATACAAGGACAGAAAATACATAGGGGATTTTACTGCAAAACAGTTGTATGACAAAATCGGAATTACCCAGAACACATTGTATAGTTATGCAAATAATGATTATACTTACAGAAAATCTTACACATTCAGGAGAAGACATAAGCCGGAAGAAAACTTGAGAAAATTAACAACTGAGGAATTGTGCGCGGAATGGGACAGGGTAAGGAAACGGTTAAATCCGGACGCAGTAGAGAACGAAAGAAACTGGGAGGAAGAATACTGACGGATATGCAGCAGAAAGAAACGGGGTGAAAGATGGGGAAAGTTAGGGGCAAAAAGAAAAATAAGCCGCCGGAATATGTGGTTATATGCCGGGAATTCAGCCGGAAAGAATCTAAGGCTGAAATATATGTCATTGATTCCGGAGTAACAGATCGCCTTATAAATAATTTAATCAAAATGCACATGAGAGATCCGAACAAGCGTTATTTTTTGACACTGAAAAAGGATTACCAGGTATATGGGGCATTGTTCCGGAAGCAGATTGAGGAAATGTCAATTAAAAATAACAAACGCATAGTAGAATTGGGGGTTGAGCTGGATGTAACCGTTGCTCGTTAAGGAATGGATGCTGAAATAAAAAATTCTCTGGTGAGCAATTTATACTTGAAACCGGCATGAAATCATGCTATACTGAGCGTAGAAAGGCACTACCGATAGACGGTTAGCCCGATAAAAGCTTTGTTTAATAGAAACAGCCGCTTGTTTAGTCAGGACATGGCGGCTATTTCTGTGTCTTGTTACTATCTTTCCCAATGGAATATCCGATTCCAAAGCAGGTCAAGCCGAAGCTCACCACTGTCATAAAATCAATAATACTCATGGTTCAGCCCTCCTTTCTCCAGATTCCTTTTCAGGTTTCTATGTAATCGGAGGGTCACAGTCCCTCCGCAGAGGGCTAACCGCCTACCGTTATGGTAGCACCCAGAGTGATTCTACCATAATTTGACAGGAAATACAAATAAAATTTGCAAAAATGATTGCGGCACAGAAAAACTACATTGTTGATTTGACAAAAAGAACATGATAAAATAAAAAGCACGAAGTGCCATTTCAGGCACCCCGCACACAACCTTTAATGATTATACCGTCACAGCGGTATAATTTCAAGGGGAAGCTGAAAAGATGGCAAAACCGGGTAAAAAAAGGGAAAGGGATATTTTCAAAGAAATGGAACTGAAAATCATGCTGATCAATGAGCAGATTAAAAATCACCAGAGATCCATTGAAAAGGCAAAGAAAATGTCCGGCTGGTATGGACCGGCTGGCATAAGCGGCATTGATTATTCCAGGGAGCAGGGAAACAGCACGCATATTTCGTTTGCGGAGGGGCTTCGGATGATTGAGCAGGACACGGAGCGGATCTGTAAGCTGAAAGAGGAACGGACAGAGCTCAGAAAAAGAATGAAACGCATAAAGAAGATATATGAGAGCCTGGATGGGATCGAAGAACAGGTTTATTACCTGCGGATCATCAGGAAAATGACGCAGGAGGAAGCGGCAGATGAAATGGGATTTTCCAGGCGTCATTTTCAGCGGATTGAATCCGGAATGAGGGAGCAGGGGCTGATGTAGAAAAAGAAAATTTTTTTGTGTGAAAATTGTGTGAAAACTTTGTGAACAAAATGGCGGAAAGCATTGATTTTACTGGGTTTTCGGAATTTCCAAATGTCGCATTTTATGTCGCATAAAATGTCGTAGAAATGTCGCATTAATGTGTGTTATACTATGTATGATGATAATTGTATCAAAAAGACAAAGGCGCAGCCGGAAGGCGGCGCTTTTTTCGTGCCGCAAAAGGGGGTGTGTTTTTCTTGAATACAGTGGAGCCGATCCGGGATATGGATCTTGTGCTGGATGTGGCGGACTATCTGAAGGCACAGAACGAGCGTGATTATGTTCTTTTCATGTTCGGAATTTACACGGGGCTCCGGATCTCTGATATTTTAAAATTCCGGGTACGCGATGTAAGGGACAAAGACGCTGTCTATATACGCGAGAAAAAAACGGGCAAGGAAAAGCGCTTTCCCATAAACGAAGAATTGAAACCGATTATTGTAAATTACATACATGGGAAGAGGGACTTTGAATTTTTGTTTAAATCCCCCAATTTTCCCAACAAGGCAATCAGCCGCCAGCAGGCATATAATATCCTGTCGAAAGCAGGGAAAGCATTTGGGATCAGCAGCATGGGAACCCATACACTGCGAAAGACGTTCGGCTACCATATGTACCAGCAGACGCATGACGCTGTGACCATCAAGGAGATACTGAACCATTCGGATATATCTGTAACGCTGCGGTATATTGGCATCAATCAGGATAACAAGGATAAGGCTATCAAGGGGCTGACATTTAAGAAGAGCCACAGATAAGCCTTTTTCTTATGTCCATAAGCAGCCGCATAATAGGCAGTCATAGAATTCTTTGCCCTTTGTTTGTCATATTGAACCATTGTCAAAAGATGATGCAGCTTTTTGTTCGCACTTTAATGAAAGAGTACGCTGTGCGCATGACTTGACAGAATGAAAAGATATGTCAATAGGAGAGAGGTCGGAACAGGGGCAGAACAGGGTCGGAACGGGGACAAAAAAACCAGAAAACAGCGGAAAAATCGCCAAAAAAAATTAGGTTCTGGAGAACGTCTGTTTGGGGTTGCGGGCGGAAAACCCCAAAATTTGGCTAGCTTTGGAAAAAAAATAATGGAAGTTGCCGTTTCCGTTTTGAAACCAGAAAGGGGTGAGGGCATGATGACAAAGACAGAAAACGATTCAGCAAAAGTAACGAATATAGACAGTATCACTGTTTCGGCGGCGGTGCTGGGAGATATGTTCGGCGTCACCGACCGCAGGGTGAGGCAGATGGCAGAGGAAGGAATTGTTGCCAGGGCAGCAAAGGGGCGCTATAAGCTGGTGGAATCCGTAAAGAATTACCTGCTGACGCTGAAGCTGGCAGCGGAGGGCATCGGCGTGGAGATGGCGGACGGCGAAATCAATTTTGATGAGGAAAAGGCAATTCACGAAAGGGTGAAGCGGCATATTTCGGAATTGAAACTGCAGATCATGAAAGGGGAGCTGCACAAAGCGGAGGATGTCGAAACGGTTATGATGGATATGCTGGCGGCGTTCAAAACAAGGATGATGAACATTCCTTCCAAAGTGGCGCCTATTCTGGAAAGCCGCGACGCGGCATACATTGAAGAACGCCTGACAAGCGAAGTCACCGAAGCACTGAATGAATTGAAAGACTATGATCCGAAAGTATTTTACAGTGATGAGTATGTGGAAAGTGAGGAAGAATATGAGCAGCCGCAGAGTTAAGAGCGAACAGCCGCCGCTTGCGGAGCCGGACAAAGTGATTCTGAAAACACGGAAGAAAGGCCGGAGGATCGAATTTAAGACGCTGAAGCTGTTCCGGGAGATTGCGAAAGTAGTCAGCCCGCCTCCGCGCCTTACGGTCAGCCAGTGGGCGGATCGTTACCGGAGGCTGTCCGCAGAGAGCGCGGCGGAGCCCGGACAGTGGAACACGGACCGGGCTCCATACCAGAGGGAAATCATGGATTCCGTCAATGATCCTATGGTTGAGGATATTGTTATCATGAGTTCGGCACAGATCGGGAAAACCGAAATGCTCCTGAACATTATCGGATATTACATAGACTATGATCCGGCGCCCATGCTGGTCGTGCAGCCGACAGTCAAGCCGATGGCAGAAGATTTTTCCAAGGACAGGCTGGCTCCGATGATTCGTGACACGCCGACACTGGCAGGGAAAGTCCGCGACGCAAAAGCAAGGACTTCCGGCAATACCATCCTGCACAAGACATTCCCCGGCGGCCATGTGACGATTGCCGGGGCAAATTCCCCTTCCAGCCTTGCTTCCAGGCCTGTCCGGATCGTGCTGATGGATGAAACAGATCGTTATCCTGCCAGTGCCGGAACGGAGGGCAATCCGATCAAGCTGGCAGAAAAGAGGACAACGGCATTCTGGAATAGAAAGAAAATCAAAGTTTCCACGCCAACGATAAAAGGCTTCAGCCAGATAGAAAAGGAATTCCAGTCCGGAACGATGGAAGAATGGTGTGTGCCGTGTCCATGCTGCGGCAGATACCAGCCCTATGAATGGAGCCGGATACACTTTTCCGATGTAACGATGGAGTGCAGGTATTGCGGCGAGCATATTTCAGAAGTGGACTGGAAACAGGAAAAAGGAAAATGGATTGCGGAACATCCGGAGATACACCGGAAACGTTCGTTCCATCTCAATGAACTTGCCTCCCCCTGGACGCACTGGCCGGCGATCATCCGGGAGTGGAAGGAAGACGTTCGGGAATTGAAAGAAAACGGTGATCCCAACAAGATGAAAACATTCATCAATACCGTGCTCGGGGAAACGTGGGAGGAACGCGGGAAGGGTGCGGATGATGATTCTATTTTGATGCGCAGGGAACGGTATGAAGCGGAGATTCCGGATGGCGTCCTTCTGCTGACGGCAGCCGTTGACGTGCAGGACGATCGGTTTGAAATTGAGGTCGTCGGCTGGGGGCGGGGATATGAATCGTGGGGCATAAAATACGAGAAGCTGTACGGAGATCTGGACAGGGAAGAGACATGGAACCAGCTGGAAACATGGCTTGACCATGAATTTTATTTTGCATCCGGATCTTCTCTTTTGATTGCAAGAACCTGTATTGATACCGGAGGCCATAAAACAACGGAATGTTATAAATTCCTGAAGCGCATGGAGAAAAAAGGAAAACGTATCAGCGGGATCAAGGGATTCGGAAGGGAAGGGCAGGGAATCCCGCTCATTCACAAGCTGTCAATAAACAATGAATACAGGGTGAAAGTATTTATTCTCGGCGTGGACAGCGGGAAGGAAACGGTTATGGCAAGGCTTTCCACGACGGATGAGGGACCGGGCTTCTGTCATTTTCCGATCAATGAGGACCGGGGCTATGACGAAACCGTCATAAAAGGATTCAACAGCGAGCAGAGAGTGACGGAAGTAAAGAACGGGCGCGCTGTGACCAAATGGAAAAAGAAAAGCGGCATACGGAATGAGCCGCTGGATCTGCGTGTCTACAATACGGCAGCGGTTGAGATACTGCATCCGGATTTTGACGTCCTGGAAAAGAAGGTGAAAGCCGGCATCAATTACATGAGAAAAACGCCGGGAAAAGCAAAGAAAAAACGCAGGACCGGAGCGGTAAGCCGTGGAGTGCAGGTATAGAAAGAAAGGTGGAACAAAAGTGACGAAAACGCAGAAGGAACGGCTGGAACGCTATCGGAAGAGGATTGAAATGT